AATTATGTCAACACTTAAAGTCAACACACTACAAGATGCAAGCGGTGGTAATTCTTCAACCGCAGAACAGATTGCACAAGGAAGGGCAAAACAATGGTTAAATTTTGATGGTTATAATAATTCAATTAGAGATAGTTTTGGAGTTTCAAGTGTTACAGATGAAGGAACAGGGCAATACAGGATAAATTTTTCAACTGCTTACGCAAATACAAATTATAGTTGGTCGGGAACAGCGTCCACAGCAACATCTACTAGAAATACTGGAAGAGTGGTTTGCCAGTTTGCAACAAACCAAACAACATCTAATAACCTGTTAAAAACAGATTCTTGTTCTGTTAAATCCATGCAAATAAGTAACGCAATTAATGACACAGATTTTCTTTATTTTCAAGCTTATGGAGATTAAAAACACTTAAGCTATACTAAAAGAAAAAACTTATGGCTAATTCAGACAAAAGATTTATCTATGAGAATGACGAAGGTGGTATTTCTATTGTCGTTCCAGCAGATAATTGTGATTTAACATTAGATCAAATTAAATCTAAAGATTGCCCCAGTGGCAAGACAGTTTATACTGTTGATAAGTCTGCTATTCCTACAGACAGGAGTTTCAGAAATGCTTGGACTTATACGGAGTAAA